TATGTAAGAAGGCCATATTTAGCGTCGAAACGAAAAGTCATGTGAGTGCCGCTGGTGGAAAATAATGTTATACCACCAGCAGCACAGCGGCAGCGGCAGCAGCTATAAATATGACCCTATGCCCCCCTCCAACCTCTCGCAAAAATGCCTCAGAACTCCACTCCCAATTCATTGGACCCACAATTACCCCTCACCAATGGCCTATCGAAGGTCATCCCGACGCAAGTCCTCGTATCGGCCCCGCTCAACGAAGTCCCGTTATGGAAGGCGGCGCTCCACAGCCACCCGCCGTTCCAGCGTTCGTCGGCGCCCAGTCCGGAGAATGTCCACCAGGGCGATTCTCAACAAGACAAGCCAGAAAAAGCGGGATAATATGTTGTCGTTCACAAACACAACCGCCGAGAACCCCTTCTCCCCAGACTATACTGCAGGAGGCGCGGTCATGCGCCACGCAGTTGGAAAGGAGCCCCTCGAATTCATCTACATTTTTAACGCTACAGGTAGACCTGGAGAGAACTCGACAGGCCAACGAGGATCGAAAATGGATATCTCCCTGCGCACGTCGGAATCGATTTATGCCGTCGGCATTAAGGAGCGGATCCAGTTGGAAACGAACAACGCAGCTCCTTGGACTTGGCGACGCATTTGTTTTACCTCTAAGGACGACTTCGGCGAATCAGATCCTGACACGTCAAAGTTCTTCCGAAGGACCTCCAACGGTCTCGTCCGGCTCCTCAGCGCCCAAGAGACCCCCAACTACCTCAATGACCAGCTCTTCGAAGGAGCTAGGAATGAGGATTGGCTCTCCTCCCTCACCGCCCCCGTCTCCCACAAGAATTTCACGATAAAGTACGATAAGACTCGTACGATACGCTCGACCAATAATAGCGGGACTATTCGCACTATGAAAATGTGGCATCCCATGTACCACAACATAGTGTATGATGGAGAGCAGGCGGGAGAGAAAATGGTTGACTCATCAACCAGTGTCACAGGAAGGCCAGGAATGGGAAACTACTATATTGTTGACATATTCCGAAAACACGGGCCTAACGACGACCAATCAACCCTGACTTTCACCCCCGAGTCCACCTTCTATTGGCACGAGAAGTGAGCGGTCTAGCTCCACTATCTCGCAGTTGCCTAGAAGCCACGAAACGTCGGCGTTCTTGTCCTCTAACGGGTTAGAGTTAGACAAGTAAATAGCCGGCCTCCCCCACTTAATCAATTTCTTCCCTTTGTATTTATCCGTAGCGTAAAATTGATCCTGGCACCCTAGCCAGAATTTATACGAATGAAAATACTCCAGTCCACCTTGCATATCGTCGAAAATAGCATACTCGACGTCCTCGATTGATTCGTCAAGACTGAAGAGCCCTCCAAAATAGGCATGCTTGCCTAGGGATCGTGCCCACACCGTCTTGCCTAATCTAGTCTCTCCGTAGAGGATGAGAGATCTTCGTCTTCCTACAAACAATTAGCATTGGTTTGGCGTGAGTCCCGAAGGGCGAGAGGGTTGAGGCCGGGAGGCCGATCCCGGAAATCCCTCCCGTGGGTCCCTAGGGGACCCCTTGAGGGGGGGAACACTTACCTCTTCCATCACCTCGCGTAAGGTTGTCATCAGACCATTGACGCAACTCTCGAGTCGCATCTTCGTCAAAAGCCAGTTCGCGTGGATGTTCGTACGGTTTGGGCTCCGGCCGAAACCTCCAGTCAGCGTAGGCCTTAAGGGAGTTAAAGGAACAGCAAAGTGCCCTTGGCTCCAGCTCCTGGCACAAATCAAAAAACTCTCCTCGACTTGTTGCCATGACAATAAGATGCCATTTATTGCCAGATCCACGAACATCCCCTCCGGTGACACAATCCTCTCGGAGGAGTGCACCCCCCACAATGTCTCCGTCTTTCGTCGCATAGTCCCAACCCCGCTCTGGACTTCCGTAGCTGCGCACAATGTTTGGGTGACAGCCTGCCACATCGAAAATACGGACATTTCTTGAGCTAAACTTCCGTTCGAACATGAAGAAAGCATGGAGATGAGTTCCCCCATCAGAGTGCGACTCTCGACCAACGATGCACTCAGCTCCAAGTCGTCCAAGGTGCTCAACCACATCGTCTGCGGACAGGCTTCCGGATTGGGCATATGTAAGAAGGCCATATTTAGCGTCGAAACGAAAAGTCATGTGAGTGCCGCTGGTGGAAAATAATGTTATACCACCAGCAGCACAGCGGCAGCGGCAGCAGCTATAAATATGACCCTATGCCCCCC